GCTTCAGTATCACAATTAACATCCAACTCAACATGAAAACATTGAGTCCTTTGCACTAAAGATTGCACGTGGGTTGCAGCCATAGTTACAGCATTAGTAGAAAAAGATCCACCCACAGGTACATACACCAACATATATCGACCTTGTTGAAATCTATTACCATTCAGCTGCCACCTGATATGCATCGTCCCACGCCAACCATAGAAGCCTCTTATTTTATCTAAAAACAAAGGTGAAGCGTCAAACGCATTCTGTGGTAATACAAATCGTTGTAAAGACGTAGCCACAGTATCAGTAACTGATATAAAACCAGATGCAAGAATAACTGGCTTTCGTAAGAAAGTAGCTATATCTTGAGTAAAATTTGTAGATGCAGCACTTTGCAACAAAGCATCTATATATGATGGAGCAGCAGGAGAAACTGAAACAATGTTGCCATCATTGGTAAAACCAGTGGTAGCATCAACACTGCGTGACTGTTCTCCTTCAACAGTCACTTGAACGTAGTTGTTATTATTTGCAGTAGGGTCAACTAAACCCTGTACATTGTTATTATTTGCAGAAAGTATTATTTTAAACAAAAGGATTAACTCATCTCCTTAAGTCGTACTGAAGTAGCCTAGGTTTCAATGGGAATGCCATCAGAGCACCTTGACAAGTAAATCTAAAAAGATAACTCTCTCAAGTCTTCATAGCAATACGTAAGGATTTCACATCAGAATTTTCATCCAAACATAAGATCACATGAAGATGCAATAGGTCAGTTAGAGTTGCCAAATCTCGGCGATATAAAGGTCGCCACTCCATAATTTACCTAGACCCCCTAATAGGGTCAGGATTTTTGTGTCACCCGGCAAACCGGGGCTTCGCATTCGATGAATTTTAAAGATTCCACCGAATCATATGATATATTAAAGGTTATCAGCCTATAGAATAGTTTAAAAGTCATCGCGGACATTATTTGCTCAGAAAAACCAAGCACTGCTTAACAACTTACGTTGTAAAGCATAATACTCAGTATTTACTGACTTATGATCCATATTAGGGTACTGAATCAACATATTTTCCAAAATCTTCGGCGCCCAATCTTCAAAAATCGCCTTCGGATGCAAGCTCAACTGCGACAAAGCATCAAAAACATTCGATATAGCAATATTATCAGAATCTTGCTTCTTAGTCCAACAAGGTATTTCTAGCACTACTTCCAACCGCAAAGGTGCAACCCACCGATTTAAATAAGGCACAAAAGCAAAACCCCTCTTAAGAAATTCAATATCTTCAATATTTCTAAAAGGAGAAATAGCTGCACCCTTAAACTCAGTAGTATACACCAATCCCAATTGTTTCATCTTGTCGGGTATAGTGAGTTCATTAAAATGACCCCTACATTTAAGAGAAACCGTAAAAGCATTGTCATCACCAAAAGTAACTAAATAAACCTCATCATCAAATTCTAACTCCCAATACGTCATATAAAAAGTCATGCGAAAGACAATCTGATTATACATAGAATTAATTTCCGTTGTAGCAGGATGTCCACTAGGCAAACTAGAACACCATTCATATAAAATACCATCCAATAAATGCTTAGAGTTAATAACTTCATACCAAAGCATACTACGC